TACCTGAAACAGTTGCCTGATTGAATGTGTATTCAGTTGAAGCAAGAGTTGCAAGCGAAAGCAAGATTTCCTGATCGATTTCAGCAGTAATTTCTTGTGCAAGAGCAGCCATAATTTCTGCTTCTACGTCGATACCATGCTGTGACTGAGCGTCCTGAGCAGCTTCGAAAGTCCAACGAGCTTGTAGCTTACGTGACTTGGCTTCAACAGCCTGACGAAGAATCTGAACAGAAATCTGCTTACCACCATTACCTTCTAGTGATGCTGTGTCAGCACCAGTGTAGAAGCTAGTGTCGGTTGCATCAAGCGGTACTCGTGAGTATGCCTGTGCAATCTTGAATGGTGAAAGTGCTTCTTCACCAGCAGTTACCGAAGTTGCTGCTGCTGAGTTGTCAGTCAATGAGTTTGCGTAACGCACACGTAGAGTGTGAATCTGACCAACTGGGCCAGTCATTGGCTGAACACCAACTAGTTCGTTAGCGATAACAGTTGGCATAACACGACGAATTACCGGAAGGATAACACGGTTTAGTGTTGCAATGTTACCGGCAGTTGTAGTTCCGGCTGAACTTTCAGCAAGAAGCTGCTTCTTGGTATTTTCAAGCAATACGTTCATTGTTGAACGACGATTGCCCTTTAAGCCTTCTAGCAGGGCGTCTTTTGTTTCGCCCCAACGGCTTTCTAAGAGTACTTTTGACATTATATTATTCTCCTAAATTATGTCGGTTTTTATTATAGCCCTGCTAATCGCTTGAGGTCAATCACATTATCTGTTTCTGTGAGATCAACTTCTACGGTCTTTTTGGCAGTTTTATCACCAGTTGCTTCTGCAATCACAGATTCAGTTAGTGCCTTTTTCTTAGGGGCAATATCTGAGCCAGTATTGAGAACGGCTGGTAGATACTTATTGAAAGCGTTTTCTAGTTTTGCTGTCTGTACGCTTTCTAGTAATGCTCCCATTACTTCAGCTTTCTCAGTGTTAAGTGTTGACAATAGTTGACCCATTGTCTTCTCACGCTGCGAAGATTCCTTAATAATGCGAACTTCACGGTCTTTCGATTCTACAATTTTAGCTGCTTGTGCTAGCTTAGATGTAGCTTCGGCAAGTTGTCTTTCCTTAGAAGCAAGAACATTCATTACCTTGCGAGTTTCTGCCTTATCATTTAGATAAGTTACAGAGAATTCACTTGCAAAGCTTTCGAAAATCTTACGTCCAAAGTTATTTTGTCTTGCAATCTTGATATCTTCTTTAAGCTGTGATAGTTCACCCTTAAGTTGACCTGCGACTGCTGAGCTAAGCTTCTTGGCACTTTCAGCAATGAATTTTGCTTTGAGTGCTTCAAGCTGCTTACGACCTTCTGCAACCAACTTAACCTTAGCTTCGACCACTGCTTGTCTATCTTGTGAGAATTCTTTAATTTCTCTTGATAGGGCGTGAACAACGAATTGCTCTAGCTTCTGCTGATTTTCCATCTGTACCTTACGATCTGAACGTAATTCACGGATTTCTTCGGCTAACTTAGTGACCATAAAGTCGTTGAACTTAGCTGCATTTTCACGAAGCTTAAGCTTCGCTTGAACACGGTCTTCGTTCATCGCTTTTCTCTCGTCTACAAATTCACGAATTTCGTCTGAGAGATTTTCAGCCATCATCTTGTCAAGGGCTTCAACCATCACGCTACGATCATGTTCATAACGTTGTGCAAATTCCTCATGGAGTTCTGCACGTACTTGCTGACGAGCTTCATTCAACTTAACTTCCCAGGCTTCATTTAACTGCTGCCCGATATCTTCGTTGATGAGACCACTTTCAAGTAATGGCTTGATAGCATCTAACATTTTTTTAGATTCCTTTATAATTTAAGTTCATTGATGAGACGCTTTACTTCCTCACCAAGGAATCGTTGTACTTTTTTGTCACCCTGTACTTCCTTAGCAATCTCTAACATTTTATGTCCGTGCTTCATGTTCATGAGACTTTCATAAATTGCTTTGGGATATGCGTTCGGTGCGCTAGGTTGGGCGACGATATCAACAGTGATGATTTCAAAATCACTGACTTTACCATCCATATCGTTTACATTACCTGATCCACGACTGGATACACCTAGCTTTACTCCTGACTCCAACATAGTTCTTACTAGTTGACCCATTGGAGTAGGAAGAATTTTTAGTTTGCCAAAACCGTTGGCCCCGTCCATCCACATGCTTGTAATCATGTGTGATACACGGTCTAAATTGATTTTAAGATCATCGGGATGGTCGACTTCACCGAGAACGGAGTAGCCTTCTGAGATTTGCTTGTTTAGAGTATCTACCGCAGTTTCAATTTCATTGACGGGGTAAACACGCTCATTTGCGTTTTTTACCCCGCCCTGAATGAAAATCCCCTTCATATAGAGGGTCTTAAAATCGGCGCCCTCTTCACGAATAGATTCGACCACCATGCCTGCGCGGTCGAACGTTAGATTTTCTCTGAGATACAAAGCCATTTCTCTCAGATTCCCTTAGCGAATTGGTCTACGTGCTGGTCTACGTGATTCAGCAACTGGGCTTCTGGTGTGTGCACCATCGTCACCGTGCTTTGGCTTAGGAGCTGCTTCGCCCTTGTCCTTGAAGTTATCCTTACCAGGAGCATTCTTGAAGTTGCCTGCACCCTTTACAGATGTTTCACCCTTTGAGTAGAAATTGCTTGGAGCCTTAGGAGCAGTAGGAACTGCTTCATCGTGACCGCTGAACTTTACTGGGTTGCTGTCCATGCCAGCCTGACCTGAGTTCTGTAGGCTCGGGCTTCTTGTCTGTACGCCATTGTCGCCATGAGTTACAGAAACTTTCTTAAGCTGAACAGCTTCCATCATTGCTTCTTCGTCTTCTTCGCCGTCGAAGTCCATTTCGTCGCCGTCCATGTCGCCGCCGAAGTCCATGTCATCGCCTGCGTCTGCGCCGCCGCCCATGATGTCTTCAAATTCAGCCATCAACTGGTCTAGCTTGTCTTCGATGCGGATTACAGCATCTTCAACTTCATCGCCGCCTTCTAGGTCTTCGCCGTCTTCGTCGCTTCCGAATTCTACTTCTTCATCACCAAAGTCGATATCTTCTTCTTCGTCTTCGGTCATGCCTTGTTCTTCTGCGTTAATTTCATCAAGTAGATCACCTACTTGGCCGCCCATGTCACCTTCATCACCTTCTTCAAGTGAATCGTCTTCCATGTCCATGTCATCTTCGGCCAAGATTGACTCAAAGATTTCACGGGATTTTTCAACACAAATTTCGTGGAATAGCTCGTTAGCTCTTTCGTTGTCCTCATTGATTACGAGGTCAATTAACTTTTCAAATTTCTTAATGTCCATTAGATTTTCTCCTGAATAGAAATGGCTTTGTGAAATTACTTATGCCGTAGTCAGGAAAAGTACTCAATAAGTACTACTTTTTTGAGTTTTTTATATTACTATAGTAATTAAGCGGCAGCGCCGGCTTCTGCTTCTGGTTTAGCCCCGTATTGATTACGAACTTTACCTAGATAAATCTGCTTCTCGTAATTGCGCACATCAATCATTCTACGTAATTTTCTAATTTGCGCAAGAGTCAGTTTAGTTTTGCGGGATGTTCTCCACACCGGCTTGCTGTTGTCATCATTGACATCTTGTAGACCATTAATTGGTGCGTCGAACATTTCAAACAGTTGCATATTTTTATTTATCTTTTTGTGATTTGTAGTCTATCCAAAATCCAATGGCTACAATAATATTCATCCCAAGTGATGCTAATAGTATATGCAAGTCTTGATAGATATTCATATTCATGCTTAAGTGAACATGACCCACCATCCAAAACGGAATAGCTAAATTCTGAGAAATCCAAATTAAAAGAAACTTTAGAAAGTCTTTCATTTAATTTAGATTTGCATACCGCCGCCTACCGGCCCTGCTGCTCCGCCTGGCACAGCTTCTCCGCCTGCACTATCAACTGGCCCTGCAACATCCGGACCTTCAGCAGGTGTTTCTTCAGATGATTCAATTTCATCCGCAGTGTCAATGTCAGATTGGAAATCACCAGAGCTAATGCCGATATTACGTAGGTCTGAACCAGATGGGTCCATCGGCACTTCTTCTTTGTTTTCTTCTTCCCAAAGCATTTCATTGCGCTTGATTTCTTCTTCGGTCAATCCTAAGAATCTTTCGAGTGCAAAACGTTTTGAGATATAAGGGAGAGTCTCCATAGCAGTGAAGGTACTTACTCTAGCATTGTCTAGTTCACTTTGACGGTATGCAGCAAAGTTTTGAGGAGGATTAAACATGATACTAAACATTTGAGTATCAATATTAAAACCTCTCCAGCGCAAGAACAACTTGAATTCTTCATCAAGTTTCATAGCCATGTAGTTCTGTAGACGTTCGCAATACTGGTTGAATCTGAATTCCTGAATCATTGCAGTACCGACTCGACCGTCACTCAATGGAGTAGTATTGTCATCTGGTCCAGTTGGAAGATATGATGACGGTACACGAAGACCACGAGCAAGACGATTGTTGAAGTATTTCAAGTCATCGATTTCGCCTAAGTTCTGTCCACCAGGAAGAACTTCAACTGATGAACCTCGACCTTCTGCTGTTACAGGGAAGAAGTAGTCTTCGTTCATTGAGAGTGGATTGTATGTAGCGTCCACTACACTAGAGCCGCCGTACAATGAAGGGATTCTGCGCTGGTGAATTTCGTTCTTAACACGCTCAACGAATGCCATAGCCATATGACTTGGCATGTTACCAACGTCAATCTTGAACATTCTACGTTCAGGAGCACGTTGTACACGATAGATAAGAACAGCGTCTTCTAGTAGTTCTTTCTGCTTGTAGACCTTAAAGATGTTCTCAAGAATCGACTGACCGAAAGGCCAGAATCTGTCAAGACCCTCAGTCAATGACAAGTGAACGATATGCTTTGCATCTACTGCTGCTTCACTCTGTCCTAATGTGAATCGTGAACCCGTAGTGTTATAAGGCATTGCGGGGGTTGTATAGCCGCCGCCTTGACTGCCGCCGCCCGTGCCGCCAAGACCTGTTGCTGGGTTAGCAGCAAAGTCAGTGTTAGTCTTTTGTGCAACACTAAGATTCTGCAAGTTAATGTTGATGTCTTTGATGACATACTGTTCCGGCTTCTTGCCTTCACTTTCGTTAACGATTACTTTAATAACCTTAACCATGTCAATCCAGTATAACTTGAAGTTTTCTGGATCACGAACGAATGCTTGGTCGCCATACTTAACTACGTTGCGGAAAATCTTAAACATACGAACATCAAACTCGTTTAGTTTACACCACTGCTGCAATTGCTTAGTTAGCAAGTCTACTTCGTGGGGAGTAGGATCATCTTTGAATTCAAAGCTGAATGGTGTCTTATTATGTTCGTTGCGCTGAGTAGAGAATTCCGCAATGATGTCTAAACAAGCGTTGATTTCAGCATCAACATCCATCATTTCATATTGGTTGTAACGCTCAATTCTGTTAGGGTGACCAGTATAGACTTCCGGAAGTCTCGACATGTAATTCTTGTACCCAAAGTCAGTGTTGCTATAACCACCTGACATTGATCCATCTTGGCCGTTCCAAGCACCAGCGTTGCTGTTCATGCCGGAGATAGGGCTTGACATCCCGCTCTTGTTCAAAAACTTCTTTTTATATGACATTTGGTAATTCTCTCAGTCTAGTATTTAGTGTTATGCCCTAGAATGTTTTAATATCTTGTTCTGCACTGAGTTGTCGTTTTCTAATGCGTCAATGACCTGATCTAACTTTTTCGAGATTTCAAAGGTAAGCTGGCTATTCTGTGAATAGATTGCTGCAACATTTTTATCCGGTGCATCCTTTTTCTTATCATTCTTTGCTGCACTTGCGGGTGTTTTAGCTAGCTTCATAACGATAGATTCAGTATCCAATGAAGACATCATCTTCATCGCAGAAGGATAGCTTTTACCAGGACCGTCAAACAAGCCGCCGTCTCGTGCCCTCATTAAGTCCACGTGAACTGCATCTTTTTTACCGTAAGTTTGTTTTAATCCATATCTCGCAAGAATAGGCAAGGCACGTGATGGGTCACTTTTAGCTTCTTGCAAGTCAATAGCATTACCTCTCAAGTGCGGAGGATTTCCACCTAGTCTAGGTGGTTTACCAACTAACATTCCCTGTGGACCTTTACCCGGTGTCCCGAGTCTTACTGTTTCAGCCCAAAGTCTTTCTTGGTCAGCAACTGCTCGGCGACCACTGTTCATTTGCATCTTTCGTCCGGTGGCTTTTTTATAATCTGTTGCTGCCATAATTACTGCTTTTTGCATATCTGGATCTAATGCCGTGAAGTTTGCATAGCTGCCGGATCTTGCAGTAAAATTAAGAACATCTGTGGGCTTGCCTGTTATTCTTGCTTTGGCCCAATCAACTGCATTATAGACTAGCCCTGCACCGCCAGCAATTGCCCCGCCTACTAGACCCACTGCTCCAGCTCCCACTGCTGCGCCAGTTTCTAACCCTGATTGGACTGCACCACTAAATCCGCTGGGGGAGCTTCCGCTGGGGGAGCTTCCGCTGGGGGAGCTTCCGCTGGTGGAGTTTCCGCTGAGCATGCCAGAGGCTTCGGCATATTTTTTAAATGCTTCTGCATTATCTTTTGCTTTAGGACCAAAGTCTTTAGCAGCGAATTTAGCAAATGCTTCAACCGGACCGTCTTGATCGAATAATGCATTGAATCCTTTACCGATTAATGAACTTACAGTATCGAGTAAACCTGGTCCGCCCTTGTATTCAGCCATTGCATTAGCAAATGAAATAAATGCTTTAGCGTTGCTGCTTGTTTTCTTGGCGTCAATATTAAGGTGAGAGAAACTTACAAACTGTCCTAACGGAGGTTTTACTCCAAAGAATTTAGCTGCTGCTTCGGCAAGAGCAGTACCAATCGCGCCGATTGGACTTGCTAATCCTTCATAACTTGCCATTGCTTCTGAGAAGTACTTGAAAGCTACAGCATTATTTTTTGTTTTCTTTGCATTGATGTTTAAGTGTGAAAAGTCAACGAAGTCTTGGAAAGGGGGTTTATCCGAGAAGAATGATGACACACCGTCAGCCATTGCCGATGCAACTCCTGCAATAGAACCAGCTGCGCCTATTGCTGATGCAGAAGCCATTGCTTTAGAAAACGCTACTAGAGCCGCAGAATTATTTTCAACCTTCTTCTTATCGATGTCTAATTCTTGTAGTTTGAATACCTGCGATGACACCTTTTCGATAGGGTCTTCGCCATCTACAAAGAAGTTTATTAGGTTGCCAACAGCACCCGCAACTTTGCCTGCGCCCATTGCAAGTATGCCAGCACCTAGTCCTGCCATACCTATACCAACTTGTTTCAGATTAGGACCATCTAGTTTGTCAAAAGATTTGAGACCTTTAGCTAAGTTAGGTAATGCTCCTCCTATAATCCAAGTTGCGCCAGCTATGCCTGCGCCGACCAGAGCAATGGCTGCGCCAACTGCGCCTGCACCAAGTACGATATATTGTGCAGCACGACCTGCATATGCTAATGCTCGAACTACACTCATTAAGAAGCCGCTAGATTTACCACCAGCAGATGACGCTGAGGATAACTTATCCATTGCGCCGTCGCCCTTACCTCCGCCGCCGCCCTTGCCTCCGCCGCTACTGTCGCCGACTAAATCACCTAATGCTCCAGCGGCGCCAGCAG